CTGGTCTTAAAGAAGTTGAGATGAATGTGTTTGATTTGATTAGTAACAGAATGCCTGGTATTAAGTCCACACTACCAGCCAAATACGATTGGATTGATGGTGGTGAGGTAGGTGTACCTGATAATAACTTTGCACGCATCTGGAACACGTACATGCCTTGGAAAGTTAATGGTAAGATTAGCCCAGAAAAGCAATTCCTAATGGATATTGAGTATGATGCACGTCCTACTCTTGCTACTAATGGTAGTGGCGTAGCTTTAAGTCCTGAACAACGTTCTGAAATTACTAATATTATGGGACGTGATGAGTTATTTAAAACTGCTATTCAGCGGGTAATGCAAACTACAGATGCTAAAGCTTTCCGTAAACGTTACCAAGAAGCGGTTGCTAATGGACTTGATCCTGATCTTAGTTCATTTGAAAACTTGCATACTCAATTAGATCGAGAGCTTCGTGGTGCTATAAGAATGGCAATAGGTTCCTCAACTCACCAAGACGCTATTGCTCAAAAGAATTATGTTCAAGAAACCGTTGGTAATTATCTACGCCAAGGGGATCAAGAAGGTGCTCAACGTTTCATTGATTACATGCAGCAATTCTCTTATTAATTTATTTTTAAAGCGTTATGGCTACAACGTCTAATACTTATACAGGAGATGGTTCAACTACGAACTACTCCTTTACATTTGAATATTTAGAACAAAGCGAGGTCAAGGTAACTCTTGACGGTGCTTCTACAACTGCATTTACTTTTGCCAACGCTACTACCCTTAGCTTTACTTCCGCCCCTGCTAACGGTGTTGAGGTTCGTATCTACCGTGATACAAATATCGACACCTTAAAGGCAACCTTTTTCCCAGGTTCTGCTATTAAAGCAGAGGATCTAAATAATAACTTTACACAAAACAATTTTGCTGTACAAGAGGTATTTGCTAGAGTTTGGGATACTGATACAGAAACTATTAAATCTAATGAAACTTGGGTAAGCAGCGATTCACAAATTGCTACTACTGCAGCTTTAGATGCACGTTTCCAAGACGAAGCAACTGAAACTATTGAAAGCACTGAAACATGGGTTAGCGATGATGATCGTGTACCCACAACAGCTGCTGTTGATGCTCGTATTGACACTGCTATTACTAACGATATTGCAGGTTCTGATGGTGTATCAATTACTGACGATGGTGATGGTACTATTACCATTGGTCTCACTAATAATTCAGTTGATCTAGATAAGATCAAAGATGAAGATAAGATTACTTATGCAGAGCAAGATGCTGGATTAGTATCACCTTCTGATAATAATATTTTCACTGCTAGTGCTTCAGCACGTCGTTTTGATACTATTGTTCAGACTAGTACACCTGCAGGTTCTGCATGGGAAGTAGGTAAAACTTGGCTACAAAACGATGCTGATAAAACTCTGTCAGTGTGGGATGGTAACAGTTGGGAAGGTATTAGCTCTGGTGGTACGTTTGTCAGTCAAGCCAAAGTTGTCTATGTAGATGCTACCAATGGTAATGACGCTAATGACGGTCACCGTATTAGCAGACCTAAAGCAACTATCAAGTCTGCTATTCAACAGATCAACGCTGATGCTACCTATGGTGATGGAAGTGTTGTCGTAGTGGCACCTGGTGTTTACCAGGAAGCATGTCCTATTGATATTGAAAAAGCTAACGTTTCTATTGTTGGTACATCACTTCGTAGCTGTATTGTGCACCCTACAGTTGCTACAGAAGAAAGTGTAATGTTCCGTGTCAACAGCGGCTCTTACCTTCAAAACCTAACCTTTACTGGTATGAAGGCTAGCGGTTCTTTGGGTAACACTGTTGACGCTACTCTACCTGTTAACCAAGGTTGGAACGTTGCGTTCTATCCTAATGCAACTATTACCAAATCACCTTATATTCAGAATTGCACTAATTTTTCTGATTCTGAAATTGATAACAGTAACATTAACGTGATCAACCCTGCTGGTGGTGCTGCTGGTGACACTGATTCTGCACCGACTGGTGGTGGTCTTCTTGTTGATGGCTCTGTTGTTGACAGTGCTTCTCCACTTCGTTCAATGGTATGCGATAGTTATACCCATGTTGGACTAAATGGTCCTGGTATTCTTGTTACCAATAACGGTTATGCACAGTGTACGTCTAGTTATGCATTCTTCAACAAATACCACATTAAATGTTTGAATGGTGGTCAAGCAAACCTTGCTGCTTCTACTACTGACTTTGGTAATGAAGCGCTGGTTGCTGATGGTAAATCTTCTGCAGCAATCTTTACTGCAACTACAACTGCTAGCGCTGCTAGTGGTGACATTACATTTACCATTGACGCACCTGTTGTAGGTACTTGGCATGGTACTGCTACACGCCCACAGAGTAACATGCTGGTAACTGTTAATGGTATCACATATCCTGTGTTGTCTGCTGTTGCTAACGGTGCTGGATGGGATGTAACTATTAGTCGTCCTAATCCTAGCAAACGCAGTGAAAACCTTGGACTCAATGGTGCTGTTGGTAACGGTGCTGCTGTTGAGTTTTACCTTCGTTCTATGCTCGCTTCTAGCGGTCACACAATGGAATATGTTGGTAGTGGTACTGACTACTCCGCATTGCCTGAGAATGGTGGTATTCCTGATGATTCTAAACAGATTGTAGAATCTAATTTTGGTAAAGTATGGACTGCTATTACTGATCAAAACGGTAAGTTCAAAATTGGTGACTTCTTTGAAGTTGATCAACGTACTGGATTTATTAATTTTAGTGCAGGTTCATACGCCTTTGACGTTGTAACTGACACAACACCTGAACTTGGTGGTGAGTTGGATGCATTAAATAATAAAATTGTTAACCTTGGCACTCCTACTGCTGCACAAGATGCTGCTACTAAAAATTATGTAGACAATGCTGTTAGTGGTGCTGTAGATTCTGCATTTATTGAAACTCCTCAAACTCAAACAACGGATAAGGTAATTGCTGCCAATATTAACGCAGCTTGTGTTGGTCCAATTTCTGTGGATCCCGGTGTAACAATCACCATTGGTTCTAATTCTAAACTCATCGTTCTTAACTAATCATGGCATACGGAAAAATTAAAGCTGATACCCTTACCTACGATAACGCTGGTACAGATACAGACGTTACTCTTCAAAGTCTAACTACAAAACTTGGTTCAAGTGATATTGGTGTCACCGTACAAGGTTACGATGCTGATACTACAAAAAACGACGTAGCAAACACCTTTACCGCTGAGCAAACCTTTAACGCTGGTGTCAGTGTTGATGGTGCATACGAACAAGCTGCTGAAGCTGTTGCTGCTCTTGATATTGATCTAAGCACTGGTAACTACTTTACTAAAACTATTAACGCTAACTCTACGTTTACTTTCTCTAACCCACCTGCAAGTGGTACTGTTGGTTCCTTTACCTTGGAATTGACTCATACTTCTGGTACTGTTACTTGGCCTGCAAGTGTTAAATTTAACGCTGATACTGCTCCTACTCTTACTACTGGTAAGACCCACCTGTTCTTCTTTGTAACTGATGACGGTGGAACCCGCTATCGCGGTGCTGCTCTTGTCGATTACGTGAACTGATTATGGATCCTATTACACAACAACAAGCCCTGGCAGCCGCCGGGGCGGCAGGTGGTGAAGGTTTGTACGTCGATGACGTATTCAGCACTTATCTCTACGAAGGCAACAACAGTACGCAGACGATCACGAATGGGATTGATCTAAGCGGTGAAGGGGGGTTGGTTTGGATTAAAGGACGAGGCCCAACAACATGGCAACATATTTGGGTAGACACCGTAAGGGGTGCAACAAAACACTTAAGTTCCAATTCTAGTACAGGAGAGCAAACTGCACCAAATACAGTTCCTAGCTTTAGTTCAACTGGATTTACCGCTGGCACGGATAGTCAAGTAAATTACACGAATGAAGGCTTTGCCTCTTGGACCTTCCGCAAAGCGCCGGGGTTCTTTGATGTCGTGACTTATACGGGGGATGGAGTTGCTGGTAGGACTGTTGCTCACAATCTCGGTTCATCTCCTGGCATGATTGTTGTTAAAAGAACAGACACAACTGGGGGCTGGTGGACATACCATAGATCATTAGGAGCAACACAGTATTTATCATTAAATAATACAACTGCTGCTTTAACTGGATCTACATTATGGAATGATACTAATCCAACTTCTTCTGTATTTTCTTTAGGAACAAATACAGGAGTAAATGCAAGCGGCGGCACTTACGTCGCCTACCTCTTCGCGCACGATGATGCACAGTTTGGCGAAAACGAAGACGAAAGCATTATTAAGTGTGGGAGTTATACGGGGACCACTTCTGGCGTAGATCTTAATTTGGGATTTGAGCCGCAATGGGTGATGATTAAAAGAGCCAGTGGCACTGCCTCCGTTTACACCAACTGGTATATGTTTGATAATATGCGCGGAGTTGTTACCGGAGGGACGGACACGCCCTTGGCGGCAAATTTAAATACCCAAGAAAATGGTACTTATTTGTACGGCACAGGCAATCCTGCCAATCTTATTGAGTTTAGTTCTACCGGCATTAGGGTTGATCCAGGCGGGAGTCAATTTACGGCTGTAAATACAGCAAACGAAGACTACATCTACATCGCCATCCGCCGTCCGCATAAGCCGCCCGAAAGTGGGACGGATGTGTTTGCTGCTACAACTACTTCCTCTACAGCTTCGTTTACGACAGGATTTCCCGTCGATATGAATATCACAAAACCTAGGCCAAGCTCGCAGAGTTACTTAGGCAGTCGTTTGACCGGCAATAACGCTTATCTCGTAACACACCTAACTGATGCAGAAGCAAGTATTAATGGTCTTTGGGACTTTGCTCTGAATACAACTTTCGACGCTAATGCCTATGGGGGTTCTGCTGTTCAATGGTCTTTCCGCCGCGCCCCAGGCTTCTTCGACGTGGTGGCCTATACAGGCACGGGTTCCGTAAGAACAATAGACCACAACCTTACTGTGGCGCCGGAGTTGATGATTTTCAAAAAAAGAAACGGCTCTATTGGTTGGGTGGTTTATCACCAATTTCTTGGAGCTTCTAACTATCTCTTTCTTAATAGCAACAGCGGTTATGGGCTTGACTCTAAATTATTCAATTCAACGGCACCAACAGCAAGCAATTTTACCGTTGGCACGTCTACTTATACCAACGCCAGTTCAGACACATATATTGCATATCTTTTTGCCAGCCTGCCAGGCATCTCCAAAGTCGGCAGCTACATCGGCACTGGATCCACGCTCAATGTTGACTGCGGTTTTACAGCAGGCGCACGGTTTGTACTGATCAAGCGGATGGACAATGGCGGGACAGGTGATTGGTACGTTTGGGACTCAACCAGAGGCATCGTCAGCGGAAACGACCCTTACCTTTCGCTCAACAGCACTGCAGCCGAAGTTACCAGCACTGACTACATTGATCCGCTTAATTCAGGCTTTACAGTGACTTCATCGGCTCCTACTGCGCTGAATGCCAGTGGCGGCACCTACATCTTCCTTGCTATTGCTTAACTAATTAATTAACTATGGAAATTCGTAATCGTGAAACTGGTGCTGTAACCACCGTTAGCCAATTTAAGGCAAGTTACCCCAACACAAGCTTCCCTAAGCAACTTACTAATGACATTCTTGACAGTTACGGGTTTGACCCTGTGCTTAATGGAGCTGCTGCAACTGTAACTGCTCCTTATGGTGTCAGCACCCGTGATGGTGTTGAAGAAATTGACGGTCAATGGTTTACCCGCTTTGTTGCTGGTCCGGTCTTTACCGACACCACTGACGACGAAGGTAACGTAACTACTGCAGCTGATAATGAAGCTGCTTATCGTCAAGGTATTGATGATAAAGCTGCAGAAAATATCCGCACTGAACGTAACAAAAAACTTGCTGATACTGACTGGACCCAACTAGCTGATAGTACTGCTAATGCAACTGCATGGGGTACCTACCGTCAAGCCCTTCGGGATCTCCCTTCTACTGATGGGTTCCCTCATAATGTTACCTGGCCTACTGAACCTTCTTGATATTTATCATGATCACACTTATCCGTCCAATTCTCTTTTCTTTTATCCAATCAAATCAAGTCAAGCGTCTTATTGTTGACTTGTTGACTAAACTTGCTGAATCAACTGATAATGATGTTGACGATAAAGCAGTTGAGTTTATTCGTAACGGTCTCTTCCCTAATAAATAATGGAGTGGGCTGATCCTCCGGTGATGCCCTCTCTACGCCTCCCTGAGGCCCCTCAACTACCTAGTCCTATACTGGAGGTACCAAGAGCTAATTTGCCCTCTTACAAGCCGCTTGTGGTACCTCCTAGCGTACTTAGACCACCTCCAGGGATTGAAGGTATCAATACAACCGAAGAACCGGTAACTGAAGAGACAAAAGAGGTTAATAAACCAACACCTCCACAAATTAACATACCACCTATCCCTAAACTCCCACCTGAAGCTCAAATAGTAGAGATTCCGTTTACGGATATTGAAGTGCCTATGCCTTCAACTACTATTATGACTACTGCAGCCACTACAGCTTTTATTTCTGTAGCAGCCACCTTAACTGCAACGTCTTTATTTAAATACCTTGTGATGTTATTTAAACCAATTTTTAAACAAACATGGAACAAGATCACAAAAAAGACGGATTCATCAAATTCCTTGTCCTTGTCTGGTCCGCCGGACTCCTCACAGCATCATACGCAGGATGGATGAGTAAAATGGATCCAACTTATGTTGCAAGTATTTTAAGTGGTACTTTAGCAACTTTCTCAATTACACGCGAAAAGAAACAATGAAAAGACTCCTGATTCTTTTTCTTCTTGCTAGTCCAGCTGCAGCACAACAGGTAACCCCTAATTTTACACAGGGATCTATGCAGTCAACCACTACTACCACTGTTGATATTAGTCGTACTATTGCGACAAATGTTTATGGTGGTGATTATAAATCATGGTCTGGAACAAATGTAACACCCAGTGGAGATATTTTAGACAGCTCCACAACTTATTCAGTAACCAACGCAGGAGAGCAGTTTCAACTGGAGACTGTAGTTCGTGCAGCAGGAATCATCGAAGACAGTCTAGTTACAGAAACAATCCAACAAGTTTCTACTACTACCTCCTTGTCAGTCTTCTCTCAATAGGTTCACCAGTTTACGCAGAAGAACCAAAAGTACAAAACACTTCTAATCCTGTTGCAGCAGCTACAGGTAATGTGACCAATCAAGCGGTGCAGTTCCAAAATAATGGTGCACCGTCTAGACAATATTTTGCTTCTAATAATAGCTGTAACGGTACAACAATGCAACTTTCTCCATTTTATATGGGTAATGACACTGTACCGTTTGATAGCACAGGTTACGTAAAAAGTAACAACTGGGGAGCACAAGTTAGCTTTTCTGTACCACTAGACGGTGGTATGATTGAAACTTGTAAAGCTATTGCTAGAAAACATGAACAAAAGATGAGACTAGATTATGAGCTTGTACGTGCATTAAAATGTACAGAGATCATGAAAACTGGTTTTACTTTTAGACCAGGGTCACGTGTTGAAGTGTTATGTAACGACATTGTACCAATAGTTTCACTAAATAATGATTGAAGCAGGTGTTTCAGCTGTCGTTGCTATTATTGCAGCAGGTGCAGCTCTTACTAATAAAAT